GTGATGCACCCTTCGTCTAAGGAGACACTCTCCCTGAACAAATCCATCCACATGTCCAGCGGCCATGCGTTGCAGTGTGACGGGTCGGAGTTGTCCTCGTCGCGGAGGTAGGGACCGTCGGGATGGTGAGTCAGCGGGACGATGGCGAGTAGGTGCTTCCGGGTGGAGGCGAGCAGTTGTTTGAGCAGAGGACGAAGTTGATCGAGCAGGATGTGCTCTGCCACATCCTTCAGGATGATGTGATCAAACCGTTCATCGGGCATCACGTTGGACACATAACCCTTCACCCCTTCGTCGCAGTTCTGGATGGCCCACTCGCTGCTGTCGTATCCGAAAGCGTTCACCCCGCGCATGCGTAACGCCTTGACGAGGTAGCCTCGGGCGCACCCAAAATCGAGAACCGTGTCGCCGTCCTTAATGTGCAGGACGCGCTTGAGCCAGTCCGCCATGGGGAGCGTGAGATCGGGCTTCCAACTGTAATCGACGTAGTTTGATTTGCCGGATGTCGGGCCGGTCAGGTAGTACTCGGCGTCGTAAAATTCAGATTCCATGGGTGCGGCGTTCTTCGTGTTTGATAGGGTGAATGTCAATGGAAACTTTGATCAGCCCAGCCCTGATTGGCGCTGAGTGAGGCGGTGATCAGGTCCGAGTATTTGCCCCGTCCCTTCGTGTCGGTCACGGCTGCCACCAGATGAGCGTGACGGACGGACATGGGGTTCTTGGGCGCGTTCGACGGCAACGCGGTTCGGCGGGCAGCCTTGACCAGCGAAGTCAGCCCATGACGGCGACGGGCGATCTCGATGCAGCCGAAGAAGGCGTCGGCGCGGTCGGGGCTTCTGCCGTTGGTCCGCTGCTTCATCACCTTCTTGGACTCCACCTCAACTTTCTCCCGGTCCACGAGCTTGTACATTCTCGCACACATCTGGATGCACGTCTCTGGGTCGAGGCCACGAATCTGTCCGGCCTTGATGAAGTCTTTGCCGACGTACCACAGCTCGGACACCCGGTTGGCGAACCTGTCCTTGCCGGTGCGCGAGTTGGTGGTGCCCACGGTCTTGTCTGACGGCGCTCCCGCGAAGCTCACCATCTGGAAGCCCCGGCCCATCTTGATCGCCATGAGCGAGGCGAACGGATCACCGGCCCCTGTGGAGTCGGAGCCTCGGTCTTCCACTTTGACGCCGCGCTTGGCGCACTCGGCATCGTAGAGATTCACCAACTGCTGATTGCGGTCCACCGTCTTGTTACTGGCATCGACCAAGGCCATGAGGTTGATCGTCTCAACCAGTTCAATACCTTTGACGGTGCGCTGGTGGATGGCTGAGTAGTAGTCGCCCACCCGACAAAAACAGGCGTCCGCTTCGTCTCCACCATGGCTGAAGGCCGGGTCGAGGAAAGCAATTGGGGTGGGCGGGGTGAGCCATGTGCTGACTCTGTGCTGGCTGCCGCTGCTGGTGATCTCGACTTCCGTGTAGATGGCATTGGCGTCTCCATCGGGGGAGAGGAAGCCGCGCACCATGCGGTAGTACTCCGGCGACTTCGGGCCAAGGTCTCGACGCAGATCCGTGACGGTGCGCAGGCTGAGAATGCCCTTCCACACCTCCCGACCGGCGAGCACGTTGGGAGACTTCTCCCCGTCAAATCGAATGCAGTAGCCACGTTTGGTCTTCCACCCGTCGAAGGTTTCGTCGATGGAGTTCCACCCTTCCTCCGGCTCCATGAACACGCCGAGCGGGTCAAACGGCGAAGTGGGGTTGCCAATGCCGATGAACTGCAAGTACTCATTGGACTGCAAGTTGGTGATGGCGGTGTTGTAAAGACTGTGGGTGAGCAACGGCAGTTCGTCCGCGATGAAGATCACACAACGGTTCTTGAAACCGATCTTGGTCGAGGCGTCCTTGTCCTGTCCCTTGCCGCCAGCAACGAGAGTGATGCCTGCGAGCTGGTTCTGCTTGCCATCAGAATTGACGCGCACGATCTTGCCGAGGGAGGACACCAGCTTGGCCTGCATGTACTGCTCGCCGCCGAAGAACCGGCAAATCTCCGCCCAGTAGCCCTCGACGACGCCCCAGATACGACCGCGAGACTCGTCCAACGATGTCGAGGTAATGAACACCTTCACATACTCAGGAGATGCCACAGGGCAGTCGGGAAAACGTGCGCCGATGAGGAAGCGCCCAATGGCGTAGAGGGCGAAAAATTCAGACTTGGAGCAACTGGCGTGCCCCGCGACGGCGAGGAAGTTGTTGGAGTAGGCTTCTTCCAACATCCGCATGGCGTACGGGTTCCACTCGAAGCGGTAGCGGGGGTTGGTCTCGGGACGATCCAGCATCAACGAGATGAACCTGCGGAAGTGCCACGTCCACGGGTTGAGCTGGCTGCCCGGCAGATTAACGAAATGCTCGTAGTTGCCCAAGATAAACTTTTCGAGATCCACCTCCTGCAACAGCTCATACCCGGCGCTCGTCTTGGGCACGCCGGGGAGACGTTTCCACCACCGCCCATAGCGAGCGATGTGGGTGCGTTCCATCTGCTGGGGAGAGGGTTGGGGCATCAGTCTGTTCGTGGTTTCTTCAGTTGGCCTGCGCATTCGGCATACCCGATGATGTCAACCAGGGTGTCTCGCTTCGTACTCGTCTTGGCTCGGCTGACTTTCAACAGAATCATCATCTGCGCCACGTCCCACGGGGAGATGTGCGACCCTGTGTAGGCGCTCCACAGTTTCGCGATGCGAGCGAAAGAGTCGTTCACGTCGCCGTAGTCGGCTGCACGGTCTCCAGCCACAATGGCTGCGGCCTCTTCGGCGAGGGATTGAGGGGCTTTGGGGTCTGTGTCGGGGGATACTACACGGTAAGGCCCGCGCAGGTGCAGGGTTTCGTCGTCGGTTTCGACGTTCGGCACGGCGTACCAAGAGTTGAACTGCTCTGCATGTAGGTGTGCCCCAATCAGCAGACTGGGTCGCCACTCGTGGGGGCACCCTTCGAGATCGTTTTTCGCATCCCAGACCAACGTGTCCTGTGGCACTGGGTCTGGCACGTCTTTCCCGAGCATCACTGTGTAACCTTCCGGCGCTTCTGGTTTGTTGTCGTCTTTCATGGTGTCTGTGTGGTTAAATTTCATCCCCAAAAATCTTCTTCGTTAAAACTCATCCCCAAAACTGCGCTTCGTTGAAGGTCGCAGCATGCTTTGGCGAACTCCGCCGCAATTTGGGGAACGATTGCATTGCCGTAACCGCGCAGTCGCACCACTCTGGCGGGAATCCCATGAGCCAGCGGGAAAAATGCGGGTTCAGTTGGAACGCGGCGGGTTTTTCCGTCTCGGCAGGCGACGAGGGTGAAGTCAGACCAGACACTGCTGCAATGTTTGGTAATTGCTTCTGGCCCCTGTCCTTCCTCTCTGTTGATGCCATCCAATGATCTAATGCCATTGGAGTCGGCCACCCAGTACAATCTTTGTCTGATATGCGGACTGCCGACGCTGTGTGCGCCCAATACGGCAGACCCGCAGGCGTAACCTTCTTCGCCCAAGTCTGCCGATATTCCATCAAGCCAACCTTTGCCAATCGCGCTTGCAACCTGCTCCCCAAAGACATGTTCAGGTCGGCATTCCTTGATGAGATTAAAGAACGCAGGCCAGAGATGTCGTTCATCGGCTTGAGCGAGTCCTTTTCCTGCGGTTGAGAATGGCTGGCAAGGGCAGCTTCCGGTCCACACAGGACGATCTGAGGGCCATCCTGCAAGTTGCAAAGCAAGGCTCCATCCTCCGATTCCGGCGAAGAAATGGCACTGCGTGTATCCGGCGAGATCGCTTGGGCGCACGTCTGTAATTGATCTTTCGTCAACAACTCCATGCGGGATAAGGCGTTGCTTGATAAGTTCTCGCAGCCATGCGGCGGTTTTTTTGTCATGTTCATTGTAGTAATTCATCCCCAAAAATCCTCCTCGTTAAACTCTGGTTCCTCCACTGGCACAAACTTCAAGGGTTTGCCTTTGCGGTCGCCTTCAAGCAACATCAGGGCGGTGAGTAGCCGCTGCTCCGTGTTGCGCTTTTCTTCTAGCACCTCGGCCACGACATCGTCCACGGTGTCGGGCACCATCAAACGATAAACTGTGACTACGTCTTTCTGTCCCCGCCGATGGAGACGTGCGATGGTCTGCTCATAGCACTCACGCGAGTAAGTAAGGGACATCCACACCATGGTCTGTGAACCAGTTTGGAGATTTAGACCGTGGCCCATGGACATCGGGTGCCCGACCAACATTGAGATCTCTTTGCGGTTCCATTGCGAGATCATTTGCATCTGCAATGCTGGTGTTTTTGCATCGGCAAAAAAGCGAGCCTGCGGAAACTTGCGACGGATACGGTCTTGCTCGTGTTTGAAATCACAGATCACCAGCAGCGGCCCTTTGGTTTGCTTTGCGATCTTGGCTAGGGCGGCGGTCTTGCAGTCGTGAACCTCGTGGACTTTTTTCTCGCCGTCGTAGATGGCACCGGAGGTGAACTGCAACAGCTTGCGCACGAGCACAGCGGCGTTGGCTGCGGTGATTTGCACTTCCGACCGAAGTTCGAGGATCAGTTCTTTCTTGAACTCCTCGTACTGCTCCAAGACGTGTTCCGGCAACTTAACCTCCACGTCCTCGATGTGGCAGTCCGGCAAGTCTTTGAGCCAGTCGGACGTACGCAGGGTGAGAGTGATGTCGGCAATGCGCTGGTCGATGCGTTCGGCTGCCCCAGGTATCGGTTCCCAGTTGTATTGCTGGTAATCGGTGGCGGCGAAGTAGGTTTTCTTGAAGTGGTCATAGCTGCGACCAAGGCGTTGCCCGTCGTCGAGCAGGCGCACTTGGGCGAACAGATCGAGGAGGCTGTTGGGCGCTGGAGTTCCAGTCATCGCGATCCGGTGCTTCACTTGCGGTAGCTCGCGACGAAGCATGTTGATTCGTTTGCTGGCAGGGTTCTTGGCTTTGGTGCTCTCGTCGTACACGATCATCTGGTAAGGCACTGTGCCGCCGCGCTTCTCTACCAGCTTCACCAACATCGGGATGGCCTCGTAGTTCACAACATACACATCAGCCTGACCGGCGATGAAGGCGCGACGACCTAGCGGCGTGCGAAGATTGGCGACTTTGAGGTGCTGGAATTGTTCCCATTGCTGCACCTCCATCGGCCACGTCAAATTACACACTCGCACCGGGGCGACGACCAGCATGGCCTCGACCTCTAGGTTTTGCTGCAACTGACAAAAGGCGGACAGGATACTAGAAGACTTACCTATTCCCATGCCTACGAGGGCAAACACGACATCTTGGTTGACGATCTTGTCGATCATCAGTTTTTGAGGCGGTTCGGGTGTAAAATTCACGCCGCCCATCCTTCCACCGTGCGATACTCAATGGGACGCCCAGCAACCTGTGCCGCACGAACACCAAACTCCATGCCTCGGCTTATGCCGCAGTCAGTGTACACGACGGTCTTGTTTGCTCGCCACGCCAGCCCTGCGGCAATGCCCATGGCGCGGTCGGTCGGGTCTTCGTCGTCAAGGACTTGGGTGTAGAGCAGGTGGCTCACCATCGGCGCTTCGCCGCGCAACAGCGAGTCGCGCATGGCGGCACGGGCGTAGCGGATATTGCGTTGCAGGTTGCCTGCGTAGGGCGATTCGAGGATTACGGTGGTCATGT